TAAATTTTTCCAGAACTACTTTTAAACTTGGTTATAGTCCCATAATAGCTTGAAAACGACTTATCTGCAAAATACAATTTTTCCGGTTCTCCCTTATCAAGACGTCCATGTACATAGTAACTAAACTCTGCATGTAATGCATTTTTTGCAGCATAACTTCTGCTATCATTACGAGTTAATAAGGGTACAAACAATCTACTTAACATAAAAGCGCGATTAGCAGGAAACGTAAAAGTGACACCATTATCTTTCATAATTTGTAACAAAATCCAGGTAACCTTACACCCAGGATGATACCACCCTGTTGTATCTTCCCGCCGTATACCATAGTCTACTTTAGGAATAAAAAAATTACCGGAAGCATCCCCTTCAAAAGAACCTACTTTCCAAAATACATGATAATCTGGAAAATCATCATCAGCAATGACCTCATAATTGTGTCTATCCTTCAAATCACGTAGCGTTTTATTTCCACTTATAATATTTGCAAATCTAGAGACATTACCCCATGAAAGAGCAAATTCAAAAACATCCGATGTAGACAATAAGACCGCAGTTGCGTTATTGAGTATCTCTATCCCGTTACGAAAATAACGAGCATTCAGTTTAATTCTAGGATAAACGATGTCGCATGAAGGTAAATCAGCATGCATGATTGCACACTGATTACGTATAGTATTCGGAAGTTTGATAGTATAAGAATTATTACTTATAATCTTACTCAAATCCGTAAATATATTACTTTTGAAATTGAGCGTTACTTTGGTATCATCATCCAAATCCATCAGTTTATCACCAATGAATAGCATATCGTTTCTCATAAGCTTTGTACTCTTGTTTCTGGTAATATGATTGTTGCTACGAAATCCTGTAATACAGCTCTTGTCTTATTGAAATTACCAACAGATACATTCACCGCCTTCCAGCTATCAACTCCATTCACATTTTTACCTGCATACATATCAACAACGGGTGACAACGCGAGTTGAAACAAGAAGTCAAACGTTTCAGAGTCCACTAAAGGAGCACACACCAACAATGTATTCTCTTCTGTTTTTCTCTGCTTACGTCCTGAACCTCCATGATAGCCATTAACATAGTTATAGTCTTGCATATTATTACGAATGAATTCACCATCATTGGCAATTTGTTTGCTCTCATCACCACGTTTAAACAACCAATAGCAATAAAAGCCATGACGATTTATCCAACGTAAATAAATTCCATCCGTGCATTCATCAACTAAAAGCCTCACATTTGCGGCCACATTCGTCAATGCGTGAAAAGTAAAGTCAAAGGTATTATCGAATACACTTGCTCCCGTACTAGTTCCAGGGAGATTCAAAACAACATCCCTATTCGCATCAATACCCTGCAAAGTAAGATTATACACTTTGCGGTCAGACAATATGATGGACGGCAAAACTTGACCGTCAGCAGTCACACTAACAGTACCGGCCCCCGCAGTGTACATACCGACCGTAAATGGTAAGTTCCTAAACCATGTTAGAATACGGTCACCATTATATCTTTCGCCGACTTTCATTGCGCCCCAAATAATAAAAGTATTAAACTGGAAACTTTCTCCGATAGTGCTATCAGACGTATACATATCCACTTCAACAGAGAACAGACGCCCAAGCTGACTATCTTGTGGAATAGAGGATTGATAGTCAATCTTGCCAAACTCCGTTGCATCAAAAGCCGATTGCATATAGAAAGACAGATCAAAGAAACATGCGGTTTTAAATAATGCACGTTTTTCCTTATATTCCTTTCCGGTAAGTACGTCGGTTATCGTTGCTTCCACCCATGCCCAAGTATATCCACTAATATTTATCACTACCGGATTGAAACAGAAAGATATTTCATCCGGATACTCGATTGTAGTATTTCCTATCTTATGCGTCCTCATTACTATGCAAATTTATATGTTGTACATCGTTCAGAAAAACACCAAACACACGGTCCATAATATCCCGTATCGCTTGTGTAACACTCGTTGAATATATATCCTCATGCGTTCCAGAGTGATAAAGCCTAGTACCCTCATTTGCAATCTTACGAGCTACGAGATAAGCAAACGATTTAGGTTTTTCTACTTGAATCCTCTTATCCACCACCCATTGCTGAATTATTTGCCAAAAACCTTTTGGGATTTTTCCCGGTCCGCGTCCTGTTTCCAGAACTCCAAAAGCCTGTCTACCGAATAAAACACCATGATTATCATCTACTACGACATGCAGGCTCTTGATGGTTCTTCCGCTTGCACGCTGTCCAGCTTGTATATGATTCTCAATGATACGCTGCCGAAGTTTATCCAACTCCTCGTTCAGTATATCTTTAACGTCCTTTCTTCTGTCTTCCATAACTAACACATGGGTACTCCTTGAACCTCTTTCAGTTTCAATTCTATTACTATTCCAGTAACATTTACATCCAGCTTATCATAGAAAACGGAATAAGGGACTTCATCGCTTACCCACTCAAACAGCCCGCTCCTATTCAACTCACGGATAAATTGAACTGCATACCCTTTGCACCTCTCAATAACCTCATCATTCTCCACCCCGTCAAAATCAAACGCCGTCTTGTCTACAAAAGCAATCATGCAATTTGGGCAATCTCTTAACTGAGTCCTTGATATGACGAACTTCCCAGATGCAGGAAGCAGATTTATAATGGCCGGCAATGGCATCTTATCCAGCCGAACGTTGGCGGTCACCCAGTTATCAAATAAATAGGTAACTCCTTCCAGCTTCTCTGCGATAGAAGCGATTTTCCTTTCTACACTTATATTCATTGCTTATTCTGATATATTTCTCGTAATCGACGTTCATAACGTATTTTCTCCGCGTCCATATCAAGACACTTGTACACTCTTACCCATGGAACACTCTCTACCTGCTCATGGTCAGTTATCCCCATACGGGTAGCATAGTAATCCACCAAGCCAAACAACCCGAACGAAAGCTTATCCACTCCGGCACGTCTTTCTTCCGGAGTCGGTACTACGCTCGTAGTTTCAAAAAGCTTGGTAATACGTTCAACCTCCCTGGTTACCCATGTGGAGAATCCCAAAATATCCGCTACCCCACACTTCTCTATCTTATCAATAGACAAACCAAGGACAACACGGCATGGAACCATTATACAATCTATTCCATTGCGTATGGATTGCAGTTCCATCAGCTGACCTATAGTGAGGTCATTCAGAGTCTCCGGAACTCTTACACCTGCGACAAAGTCCGGTTTAGGCAACTTCCCTATCTGATCCAACAGTTCAGCAGCATTGCTCGCCACGTTACTCAATATCAAAAACTCTTTTACTGTCATATCTGTCCTAATTTTGCTTTTGGTCTTTTAGGTATCGGTTTTATACGGAAAAGCATTGCCATTATCAACATGTCGAGGTAATCCGGAGAATGTCCGAGTATATCTTTCATATTCTCCTTGCTGATTATCCCTTTCTTCCGGGTATCGGCATCTATATGGTCTTGCTTCAAGACGGACAATTCTTCCATTATGCGCTCTCTTTGCGCTTCCGTACATATAATTCTTATCTGCCGATTATTTATTAGCTCTGCAAGCTTAAATGCACATTCAGACTTCAGATTGTCGTACTCTGGATTAATAGGTCGGTTACCACCATGAAATTCTTTGATGCCATTCAAATAACTTTCAAGGTAGCTTCCAAGTCCATCACTATCAACGACCATCATGCTACGTGGAATCTTCCACTGTATCATCATGTTTTTAAGGTCCGTCTCAATAGATTTACCCGTGCTATATTCCTGGTCTAACCGGATATAACACACATTGCCTACCCAGTGCCCTCCGACAAAGCGGTCACGTCCTTTCATGGCAAGGTCAGCTGCTCCCGTCGATAATCCTATCGGTTTTACGTGCTCATTTGCGAATAGGTCACAAATAGCATCATAATCACAGAGTGCTGTCGGGTCGTTGTCATACTCCCAATTACCATAGTACAAGCGCTCCTTTGTCACTTTGTCCCTGGTATTACGGAGCGTATCTATGTAGTCCTCGGTAGCGTAGGGATTATCCTGCACCAATGCTTGAATAAAAGCGTATGGGGCTTCCAGCCTGCCTTCTTTCCACGGTTTATAGAACTCACGATAAAGCCAGTTCTTCTTCGGATTGCAAGTGATAAGTATCTTTCCGGATATTCCATACACATCATTCAAGTGCCGTCCTATACGCGTCTTCAAAACCTCAAATGCGAGGTAGTGAACCTGCCCGGC